GCCTTAACCCTGGCCAGGGAGATTATAGGATCACCTCCGCACGATATTTAACCAGCGTGCCCTGAGTGACTCAGGAATATATTTCTTCCAATCCATATACTTCTGAGACGTTTCCGGTTCTGTTTCAACAACGGTTTCAGACTCTGTTTCAGTTTCCAATTCCGTCTCTGTTTCGGTTTCTGGTGTGTAGTTGATCGGATGCTCTTCCAGCCACTTTTTTGCCGCGTTATCACACGCCTTGTCGACATCCTCTGACGGGGTGTATTCAATCTGGCTCGGTGGGGTAAGGTCTCCCCAGATGTTGCTGTAATCGTATTGTGGTGTACACGCCCAAGCTGGCGCCACGGCGGTCACGGCAATTGCTGTGCTTAACAGCAGTGTTGCTAATGTCTTTCTCATTTACTGTTCCTCACTTTCTTTAATAAGGTCTTCGCAACCACTCTCAATCAGAATGGTTTCAACCTTGTCTTTCAGAAGACGCGGTACTCTCTTGTAGAGAGCCAGTGCTTCTTCCTTTGTATCTGCATACATGATCTTCTGTGCCCATAACATTGCCATCATCAGCTCACCCTCCTTTCCAAATAGAATTTTGCATATGAATAACTTAGGACTAAGCATATACAATCTCCGACATTTCCATGAGACACTCTTCAAGCATCTCATTTTTCTCCTGCAGTTTCTGAATTTCCACGGTCATCTGAGCCCGTGTCATTCCTTCTGTCCCTGGGGATGGTTCATCGTCCTTCATATCCTCATCCTTGCCCGCCTGGGCAGTCTTACCATATTCCCAGTATTTTTCGAAGTCTGCTTCAATCTGTTCTTTCGTGACTGTATTTTCTTCCGGAAGTGAAAATACAACTTCCTCAAAACGGTACATCTTCCGATCTTTCGTCTCTTCCTGGACATATTCTTCGATATTGTCCGTCATCCGGACAACCATCGTCCCACCAGGAAGGTTCTCTACAGTGACCTTGTCCGGTCTCTGTTCTGCGTCTGCGTTCTTGTAATACATGCAGCTCCTCCTCTTTTCTTTTATTTTCCCGCCTGCCATAGAAACCATTGACCTTATGTGCTACTTTCTTCAATTCCTTCACATGATATTTCTCAATCAACTTATACGAATCCGATTGTTCGATATGACTGTTATAGGATATGATTTTCTGTGCCCGCTTCCGGCGTAGGGTTCCTGTAGCCTGTAGTTCTTTATAGCCTCTTATCAGTTGTCGGCGTGCTCTCTTGAAGATACGCCGTCTAATGGTTACATGCGTTCTGCTGATTCTGTATCCTGCCATATCCAATGAGGGTACCGCCCTCTGCGCCGGACGTGGCAGGTTTCGCCGTCGCTTTTCTTCTTCGACGGATAATAATTTAATGATGCCTGTTGTCTTCTTGACCTGAAGATTGAGATTCTTGCCCATCCACTTGTCCAGATCTCTGACTGCCCGTTGTTCTCCCTTGATAGATGCCGAAGCAATGCCAAAATCATCCATGAAGGTACCGCAACGGATAACGTATGGAATCCGCTTCCCACGTCGGACTGTTCCTAAGCTGTACAGGTACCTGACTGCATAGGACATGACGAAGTTGAACAACCAGGCATCCAGATAGCCTCCGATAATCAAATGGCCGTCCGGTGCCACGCTGCCGAGATATTCCAGAATCCCGATGGCATATTTTGCCGTTGGAATTTCTTCTTTTACCAGCTTGATACATACGTCATATTTCAATGATGCGTAAGCATGTACCACATCCGTTTTCCGGATGTAAGTAATACCTAAGGATTCCTGTAGGAAATACCGATGCATCTGATTTTTCAGACGGGTTTGGCCATGTCCCGGGATACTTGCATGCTGTGTCGGCAATAACCTTGCCTGAATCAGCGGGTCCAACATCAATTTTACCGCATGGCCAAGCAGCTGATGGGTAATACACAGCAAGGCAATATCTCTGATCTTTCCGGTCATTCCATCCGGACGTTTCCGGATTACCACTGGTTCCATGTCCACCGGTTCAATGCCGTTGTCAACTAAATCCTCAATGGTGCCATACAGCATCAGGCCTATGGCTTCAACAGCTTCTATCTTGTGTTTCCATGAGCTCTGCAGGTTGTCTATTTTGATGTCAATTCTGGGAATACCGGCATATTTTTCAATGAAGGTCAATACGTCGTTTCTTGCCCATTTTCGTTCAAAGCATTCAATCACCGCCCGCTCACAGAGTTCTTTTGTCAATTTGTTATATCTTTTCTTATGTGCCATTACTTTATATGAAAGGCGGATTTCGGTTACGGCCGGTCCTTACATCAGGACCAGCCTTATTACTACTTGCCGCACGTCAGGCCCACAGCCTAACGTCTGAGGTTTCAAAGCCCCAGCTCCGGTTTTACTGATTTTCACTTACGTGTCGATATGCAGACGCATCGCAGCGGTTTCCCGCCTTTAATGCACACATATAATTTCGAGGCCGACTGTTCCAGTTCAGATTCCCGGGGTCATTGTTGCCATTCTCAGCGGCGAGCCCCGCAATGCCACCATTGTTCAGGTTCGTAAACCGCCAAGGGGCGCGAACACCCGCGGAGTTGGTGCCATAGAAAGCCGACCGCGCCTGCATACCGTTGTATTGTCGAGTTACTTCATTTCTTTATTGAGGGGTCTTGCCCCTCTGGACAGCTTACGCCGTCCATTCACCCCGCTTTTTACCCGCTCCTGAAAGTCGAGGCCGACTGTGCCAGCCCAGAAACCCGGGGTCATAGTAGCCAGCCTCAGCGGCGAGCCCCGCAATGCCACCACCGCTCAGGCTCGCAAACCGCCAAGGGGCGCGAACACCCGCGGAGCTGGTGCCAAAGAAAGCCGACTTATAGAATGTTGTCGATGAACCACCAAACAATTTAGCCATCAGGACGCCAAGTTTTGTCTTGACGAATGACTTAACATAGTTCCAACCAGTTTTAATCCCTTCAATCTTGATGCCGGTATCGACATAATCGGATGTGATTGAACCGGCCAGTTTTTCACTGTTCCGGCATTCATAGACTGCATAATCAAATCCCCCTGCTGTGTTGGCCGTAACCTGATAGAGCGGGTCCAGGCCAACAGCATAAGAGCCGTCCAAGACTTCCACACCGGCCACACGTAACGGTGTCTTTCCTGCTGTTAAGCTGTAGGTGCAACCGTCCTTGTGGCCAGGAAGATTCTCTGTATTTCCTGAATACCACTGCATTGTAGAAATATAGGTTGTTGTCGTTGTCGTGATGGTACTCTCAATGTCCAGGTTGATAGCGGTATATTCTGTACCGCTGACGGTGACTTTTTCAATCGATGAAATCTTGACCAGGTCAGCGATATTTCTCATGTATGTCTGGTATCTATCAAGATTCGTGTTCGCTACCGGGTCTCCGATGGATACTGTTGAGCCTACTAAGAAGTTACCCTGGCCAGATGTCAGGAGCACACGCTTCACGCCTTCTTCGGCCGCGGATACCTTATACTGCAGGTTGTAACTTGTGCAACCTTCGGCAATGTTGGAATTTTCAAGGTCGAAATGTCGCAGCTGCCACATTCTAAGTAACCACCTTGTATCGCAGTCATTCCACAAGCCTTCATAGGCTGTGGTTTTTCTAGCTGCTGCAATGCCGTTCACAGCTGAAGCGAAGTTATAAGGTTTGCCGCCTGCTCCAGATGTCAGGCCGCCTTTGCTGTTTAAGCTGCCTGGAAAAGTTGGATGCCATGTGATTGGTCGTTTCTGATTATCAAGGCCAACATCCCCGGCATCCGGATAATAACCGGCTGCTCTTGTGGTCTTGTAAGAGATATAATCATATGTGCCGTCATTCCATTCACGCAGCCACAGAGCCAGTGCAAATGTGTAGACCGGTGCTGATTCGCCTGTAATATCGAAATTTTCCTCTCCTTCGATGTAGGTGACATTCATTGTGCCGTCTGTCAGAGACAAGGCATTGGCACGGATGTACCATGTCATTGGGTCCTCATCGGCCCAATCTTCAACCGCTTCTGTTTTGTCTGTACACAGCTGTGCGGCCGTCTTTCCGGCCAGATCATCCATCGGGGTCATCGTTGTTACGCCGGACACAGACGGGTCATAGCTTCGCAAGGTGTACGTCTTATCTTTCCATGCCTGTGCCATTGCGCGGGCGAAACGGCATAACAATTTGTATTTGTCGGTTTCCCCTGCAGCCAAAGCGCGGGAATACCAAGACCAGAACACTCTGGTTGTGTTTGTGCCATCCAGCATCTGCTGGCAGGCCGAATCTAAGGGCTCAGCTGAATTACTGTTATTCAATGCGACAAGTTCCAATGCCTCCGCTATTCGGCGGTGCGTGTCCTCTGTCGCAACATTAATTACTGTACTCACAATTTTCTCCTCCTAACTTTCTGTGTATGTGATCTGTAAGCCGCCATTGTTCGGATTCAGTGAAAATGACAGGCCATGGTTTGCATCTTTCAACTCTTCGATAGCTTTATTGGCATCCTCTGACGCTTTCTTTGCTGTTTCCGCAGCGGTATTGGCGTCTGCAATGGCTGTGTCAAATTCTTTTCGAATCTCACTAGCTCCATCAACTAACTTTTTCAGCTCTGTTTTCTCAGTCTCAGCCTGGTCAATGACACCTGAAAGATTTGTGTTTGAAGTCTCAGCTGTCGCTGTGGTCTTTTTCAGGTCTGTATTGGTCTGATCGGCTGCTGTCTTCGATGCATCCAGATCACTCTTAGACTTATCTGCCGCTACCTTAGAGGCATCCAGATCAGACTTAGACTTGTCGGCTGCTGTCTTTGACGCATCTAAGGCTGTCTTAGACTTGCTGGCATCCGTGATGGAACCGTCCAGAGCCGTCTTTGTTGCATTGGCCGTTTTCATTGTTTCGGACAGCTTTGTGTCTGCGGTGTTAATCTGCTCAACTACTTCGTTCGCCGTTTCAGTTGCTTTCTCGATTTCGGTTTTCTTCTCAGCAACGCCTTTCAAGGCATCCTGCTTTGCATCATCAATAGCACCAAGCCCCGCATTTGCCGCAGAATTGACACTGCCGACAGCTGTATTTCCAGCACTTGCTATATCATTCAGAGCAGATACACGTGCATTTTCCAGGTTGTTGGAAGCTGTTTTATAATCTTCCGCAAACTGTGTGATATCGCTGTCAATGTCATTCTTAATAACATTGATATCTTCTTTGGTTTGCGCTGCCTCTGCTGCCGATGCCGCCGCTGCTGTCTCAGATGCATTTGCCCGTGTTGCCGCATCATTGACTGCATTAACTGTTTCTGCGAACAATTCTTTCTGTGCAGGCTGTTCATATACTTCAGGTTTTGGCCGTGCCTGTACAACTGTGGTGATCTTGTACTCTGTCCGGCCAGATGTATCATCCGTCAGATAGATGAATGCATAAATCGTATAATTTTCTGTGCAATCCGCTTCAAGAAATGTATCCGGAATAACTACCTCTGTCACACTATCCCGTGTCGTGCCAATTCTTGTAATAGCTTTTCCACACGTTTCATCTAATGAGAAATGAATTTCCACAGCCGTTGGCAAACCAAGGCCTTCAATTCTCAATATCCGGCCGTAATCATACTTCCAGATGGCCCCCGTCTGCGTCGATACATCCTTTTTATTGAATATCGCTGTAATTGTTTTCGCCATTTGCTACCTCTCTATTCTGCAAACACCCAATCATCAGCTAACATATCCGCCTGACTAGCCAGCCACCCCATCTGTACTCCTGAAGTGCCTACAAAAGCAATGGCCATATTACCAATAGCGTCATGCTCACAGTTCACAACGTCTCCCTCAGGTGTTTTGTAGGAGATTCCACTTGCAAGCTGAATATACTGTTTCTTTCCATTCCACCCTTTACGCACTACTTTGAATCCACGTTTCAGGTATCCGATAGCCTCACCAAACGAAAATGTTGCTTCTCCACCTAACTCTGGGCAATTATTTTCATCCGCAATACGCCAATTACTAGAAAGGATATTGGCAAGTGTATATTTCACTCTCTGTGTTTCCCTGATGTCCAATTCTTCTCCGTCTTTCGTATGCATGATTACCGTTTCCTTTTCCGGATTCCAATACCAATAGCCGCCCCAGGCAGGAAGTTTAACCTTCCCCCCCTGCTGCATCAGCTTAAACGCTGCTTCAAATTTCATGATTTATTGCCTCCTATTCTTCTGTATATCGCGTATTAGATAATTTCCTATATACATCTCCATACAATTCCTGTTTATCTCCGTTATAGGTATACTCTGCATAAATGCCGTCACCACTCACCGTAGTAGATACCAGGCATTTGTAATTCTGCAACGTCTTGCAGGACCACACTACAAACACATTTGATAAATCAATTGGTGGTATTGCCTGCGTATCTGCATAACCATTTTTGTTATACCATTCCACCATTTTCTTTTTGCACACACTTTGAAAATGTGCCATTCCAGTAATAATCATGTTTTTGGCCTCTCTTTCTTGAAAAATCACACATAGTATAGTAAAATAATTATAAATAAGAGTTGTTTTGTTCCCCCTCTTGCCTCTGCTTTTGCAGGGTTGCCGGGAGCGAAGACAACTCTTATTTATTTCTCTTATAAGCTTTTACTATTTCCATGTCTCTTACCAAAACAATATTATCTACAAATGCTGTATGTTTTGATAAATAAATGCTTTCTATCTGACGTATCAGTTCATTCATCTCAAGTGGTGTTTTATCTGCGCAAATTACAAAGTTATTCGCTTGTCTCTTTTTCGATTTCACCATTCCATACAAAGTGTTTTTACCATTGCCTGTTGGTGTTTTTAAATCAAACTTTGCACCATCAATTAGATAATCCGGCGTCTGTATGCCTTGCGGGTAATTGATTCTTGGAACCATTTGAACCTGCTTTCCAGATTTTTGGGCAATAATTTCTGCAATTTGCTTTTCATGTCCAGAATAGTCAAGCGTTATCTTATCATTATCCACCTGATACAATTCTCTATCCGCTGTGTACTCTAACAGATCAGAAACGATTCCGGCATTCCTTGTTTTATTTTTCCAGTCTGCCGTTACATCTAATGGCTTTCCGAAAAAATGTGATTCTGATACATTTTCTTGTACAGTTTGTGCTTTTTCCGACTTATCAGTTGTGGTTTCTCGCCCCTCAACATATTTCGCATACCATTCCGCATAATTCATGCTTCGTGGTACAAGTATTTTTTTCCCGGTTGATGGATCTATAGCAGAACGCTTCATTTTTGCTATGTAATCTCTGTTCACTACCGAAATGGTCGTTGATCGGCACCACGGATGCATTGGTGGACAATTCACGCCCACCTGATGTTCACTGACCTTGAATATCCTTCCGTCAAGACTCTGGCATATCTTCGATGTTCTCAAATCAAGCGTGGCCAGGTATTGATATTCTTCAATGCCTGCCGCCTTGTATGCGTCAAAATTCAGCTCCGTTGATACATAATTGCTCTCTGTCCTGATTAAACGTCTCGCTTTTGCAACGCCGCCAGAAAACAAGGTCTGAATGCTGCCTGCCGCCTCTTTCTCTGTCTTGCCAGTTAGAAGAGACATGAGCATTTCTTCCTTAACCTTTTCAGCCAGGAAAGAAGTGTTATCCCATATTCTTTTTGAATAATGCTTACCAGACCAGCTCATAGACAGCACTTTATTAATTTGTTTCTGGTCGATGTGAGCAAAAGAAAAAGCAGCATTACAACGCTGCTGTATATCGAATATGGTTTTGTAGTAGCTCTCTTTGGCCAGATCGCCATAAAGCATATTGTTGGCTATGCTCTCCTGCTTGTACACTTCCCGCATAATAGTATCTATCTGTTTCTGAAGCTGTACGAACCGTTCCATTCTGGCCCGGTATGCCGCAGATTCAATCTCTGCAATAATCTTTTGCTTTTCTTCTTTGTCACCGGCATCTATGGCACTTTGAAGCAATCGCTTCAGTTCTTCCAGATCACCTTTATCTTTCATTTGACCTATCATTAAATATGCCTGCGATGTACTAAGACCATGGCGTTTCTTATACCGTTCGAAAATATCATTCAGCTGTTTTTCTATGTACCGGCTCGCTTGAAGATACAGCTTCGAAACCTCTTCGGCTGCTTCCTCGGCTTCAACCATCACTTCATAGATATTTTCAACAGCCCTATCTTTCCAGTATTCATCACTGCTCGCCATCGTCTACATCCTCATCATCCGGCGTATGATCTGGTGGGGTATTGTTGCCTATTCCAAAAGCCTCCTGCTGCCGCTTTAAAGACTCTTCGGTTTCTTCATCAATCATCTTGATTTCTTCATCGACATCATCCACAAAAGGCACCTGAGCCAACAATGTTCGCCTGCTTACCTTTCCCCAGAGATTAGCTACATACTGGCTAATCTCCAAAAGGTTTTTTGGTAAGGCTCTTGTGAACACCGGCGTAATGCCGGAAACATCAATCCGGATGCCTGACCTGGTATTCATGAAATTGGCAAATATTCTCAAGCGTTTCCTGAGGCCTTTCTTGTAATACCTGGTCTTAATCTTCGTGATGTTCTCCATACCCAGGAGCTTAAACTCCATAGCCACACCGGATACATTCCCGCCGAATGACTCATCTGTCATACACGGAATATGTGAAAACTTATGTATATCCTGTTCGATGGCTTTCTTCAGAATTTCTACACCGGATTCATCAAATGTTCTGGTTAGATATTCTGCTTTTGTGCCATCCGGCAATTCTAATACTTTCTTCCTTTTCAGCTGCTTCCGTGCTTCCTCAGATGCATCACTGATCTTTTTGCCGTCTTCGTCGTATTCGTCGTCATCCGCCAGCAATGTGCCGTAGATGGCGAGAATGGCATCAACGAACTGTTCCTTGTCTGTGATTCGGTCGCTCATTAAAGCATTGTAAGCATCTATCAGCGGTATCTGTAGCTCAAAATCACCGATGCCTAACTTATTGTTCAGGTATTCAATAACCGGTACCTCGCCTTTGTAGTGCGGCTCTGGTTCTTCTATGAGGGCCTGCGGTCCTTCTATGTTCTGGATGTCCAACACATACTTATAGTTTCTAGTCAGAACAGTGGCAACATAGACGGTGTTGTTGATATTGGTATCATCTTTTCTTGCATAGTAATACACGGCGAAAAGTTCATTCTGTTCAATCGTATCATCGTATACCATGAAGGTGTTTTGCGGCCGAAGATTCTTCGTTACAAGCACCGTATCATCATGTTTCGTGTAGATGTACTCATAAGCGCAACCATAGATTGACAGATCAAGGCCATTATCCCCATCCGTCTCATCTGCTTCCGCAATGTCCAGTGCTTCCATCAGATCATCGATATCATCGTTTGATTTATACGTGACGGAATTGCCTATAAAATACCCGCTGGCCGTATCTGAGATATCCTTTGCATGATTACAGACTAATTTGTTCTCACGCTCAGAATCATCAAGGATTTTATGTTTTCCTTCGTAATATGCCTTTAATTTATTGAATCTTCCGGCGCCCTGCTCATGTTTCAGGATAAGCTGCAGAACAGCCTGCTTGTTCGGATTCCTCTCATCCCAGTTATTGGCTGGCATCGTAAATACATACATCTTTCATCACCTCCCGTTATTTTGGCACCGTTTTCATCTTCGCCATTCTATTGCCTAATATTGTGAAAACAAAATATCTCACAGCATCCATTGCATGATCGTGCTGTTTTATTGGTCTATCTTCGCCGTATTCTGCTGCCTTTGCATCCCAGATATACGAACCAAATTCCATGATGGTATTTTCACAACTGTCTGCAAAGATAATTTTTAAAAGATTCAGCATCGTTGATACCAGGCGGATGCCGTCTTCTACA